GTGCATTCTTTCGAATGAACATCGTGCCATCCACAATGATTGGCTTGTCTGCTGCACTTGCCAAGAGGATCGTGTTTTCGTTTGCCTGACCAATGGCTGCGCGAAACTTTGTCACCAGCTCCTCATCGCCCCAGGCTTGTGTGTTCGCCTGCCAATGTCCGCCTTCGACCTGTTCAATCGGTTCACGCGCCATGCGCTTTGCATCTGCTTCACTAATTCCAAAACGTGCAAGCTTTGCCATTTTGTCCGAGCGGAGAGTCCCCCCCCCTACCTCGTCAATCGCTTCTACAAAATCATGAACCTGAATAGCTGCATCGATCTCTTTCAACCTTGCTGTGAAAGGTGACAGACCGGACCATACAAACATTTTGCTGCCCATTGTCCGCATTGTCCGTTCAAAAGGCGTAATGTGAATTGGATCAAGACCCGTTTCTGCAAATGCCGCAAGTGCCGTGCCTTCCTGAACGTCCATCATGCCGCCCGCCAGTTTCAACTCGTCGGCGTTATTTCGGAAAGCCCGCTTTGTAACTTCATCCATTTGACCAAAGGCTGTGCGAAACGTCCGCTTTAGCCCGTGCCGCATGACCAACATGCCAGTTTCTTGAACCGCATTCAGACCGGAAGACCCAAGGAATGTTGCCATCGCCCAATTCTTCATGATCCCTGCTGCGCGGTTGTCGCCCCGTTCTGGGTTGCGAGCCACGCGGTTCAATACGCGATTAGCAGAAAACTTGATGTCCCTTTCCATTTTGTTCCAGTGACGGTCAAAGTCGAGGTCTTCCTTGTCGCGCATTTTAACAAAGGCATCATTCAGCCTGTCAATTTCTGAACTGTTTAGATTGATCTGTGGCGCATCATCACCAAGATCATCTTTCAGGTGCTTGTTTGCGAATTCGACAAACTCGCTCATCGTGTCGTTGCCGCCGCGACGTGACCAGTACCCAAAGACCTTTGCGATGTATTCTTCTTCTGCTGGCATCATGCGGCCGGAAGCTTTCATTGCTTCCCAATCTTTGGCATATCTGCCTTTGATTTTGAGCAAGTCTTCGAACTTCTTTGCCGAACTCGCGATGCGCAAATAAGACAGACGCTTCATCAATCCGGCTTCTGACCAGATTGCATGAAATGCTTCGTGATAAACGGTATCGATCCCCGCTTCGGGATGGATATACATCGTGCGCTGGGATGCGTCGTAATACCCGTTCAACTTTTTACCTGTTTCGCCAGATACTTTGACGTTATTTGGATCATTCTTTGACATGCGGCGCACCGCCACATGCGGCAAGCCCATTTTATCCAACGCAGCGCGATACGCTGGATGCTCATCTGTAAAATCTTGATCAACAGGACGTGCCAGACGCTTATCCCAAGCTATGCGTTCAGCTTGCTTGGTCCGCATTAAAGCTTCCGCGAACCCATCCCGCGATGAAACGCCATCCACCGGACGCGCAAATGTGCGCGCCATTTCAATCGCTGGACCCATGCGCTCTGAGTAGACTTTCTGGACCATTGCGTAATCTGTTTCGATGAAGTCCGCGATGCCATTGCCGTTTGGTCCTTCTGCAAGAAGATGAGAGTTTGGTATGTCGAACTGACGGGTTCTGCCAAACGCAGGACGGTTTGGCTCACGCATCATCATCAGCTCGTCTGGCTCTGCCTCGTCAAGGATTTTGGCAATCATTTCATCCGCGCGCTTGTCTACAGATTTTGCATCCGTTGCGGCTTTTACCCGCTCCCATTGGCTGCGATCTGGCGCTGCGTCCCTGCGCTTGCGCAACTCATCGATGCGGTACTTCGGCGCGTTCAGACTGCGAAGGCGAACAATCTCCTCTGTGATTTCATCCTTGCCCGGTTTCCAAACATCCATCCAAGGCTGCTGGCGCATCCAAGGCTTAACCACATTCTCTTTGAAGGCTTGGCGATGCTGCTTGATCCGGCTTTGCAGAAAGACCCGCGTGAAGTAATCCTCTTTTGGCTCATCTTCGGCGCGTGAAATGGCCTTTTTGATTTCTTCCATTTCCGCAACTGCATCATCACTTTTGGCAATGCCCTCACGCAGATTGCGCAGACGTTGCTTGAGCAATTTAGCGTTGCCGATTACGCCGACCTCGCGGGCCACCATCAGATATTCTTCATTCGCATTGCGCAAATGCTGCACCATCTGGTCCATTTCTGGAACGCCAGTCTTTTTGCCAGTGATCAGCGACTTGGAAACAATGTTGCGCCACTCTTGCGGCGTGACTGCTGCGCTTCCGTCTTTGCGCTTGCTGTTCTTGCGGGCAACCATGTTGCGCAAGTCCACGTCGCCAATGACCTTTACATCGTCATAGCCAAGATATTTGTTGTAAAGTTCCCGCTCGTGATCAAGCACCTGCCGTGTCACGCCATTCCAGCGCCGCCTGCGTGCGTAAACGCTTGGACCTAATGTGAGGCCCCGCGCATCAGTAGCGCGCGCGTAGGCCCCGTCAGCGATAAGCAGATCGATCAAGTCCCGCGCTTCCCCTGACAAAGCATTTCTGTGAATGCGCTTGTAGGGGCTGTCAGTCATGCGGGCGATGAATTCCAGCTTTTTGCTCTGCAAGATTTTGTTGTTTTCAATGCGCCACTTCTCAAGACCCTCTTGAGCCTTTAGGCCAGCCACTTCCTTTGCCCGCGCAATCTGGTTTTTGTACGATTGCGGCAGAACATCATCCAGCCTGTACCCCATACCAGAAAGCTTCGCGCGCAAGAGGTTTTCAAACTCCTCGCCATCACGCGCCTTGCCAGCAATTTCGTTTGAAGCCCTAACAATTTCCTCAAGGTCTTCTGCGCTTCTTATCTTCTTGGCGTCGATAGGAATGCTGTCAAAACGACCAAAGTTTGCGTTGCCCTTTTGCGGCCCAGCAAGAACAGTTTCACCCTCGTTCATTGCCTTTGTGGCTGCATCCGCATTGAACGCGAAGTCGTCGCCTTTATTGGCGAGAAGGTTTTCACCCTGTACGTTTTTATTGATCTTCTTGGAAAGCGCGTCGAACTCTGCTGCCTGTTGGATTTTGAATTCACGGAATGCCGTGACGTTCTCAAACGTATCATCACCAGCTTTTGTCAGCGCTTTGTAACCTCTGATCATCGCTTCTTCGTTCACAATGACTTCGCCACCGACAACGCGCACCATCGGCGCTTCCGCCGCCGCAGCTCGTCCTGTTGGCACAGCTTCTCCTTGTGCCAAAATGCGCCCACCACTCGGATCAGCTTTGACCGTGTATGACCGTCCGCCTGCGCTTAAATTGGTTGAACCCACCGTGCCGCGTGCAATGTTTACTTCTCCGGCAAGAGTATCAAGTTGACGTGTAATGCCACGGGCTTCAACACCAGCAATGCCGCCACCAATAAACCCTCCAAGAAGTGTCGCCATGCCGACCCGCACAAGACCTTCCTCGAAGGTCGCAGACGGGCTGACGTTGTGCCGCGCAAGTTCTGCACCGACCTCGAAAGCACCAGACGCAGCGCCAGCTTTTGTCATGCCGCGCACAAATGCGCTTCCCCCGCTTCTCAATGCGGAATAGCCAATGCCCGCCGGAACGCCCATGCTTAGAATTGTGTCTGGCGAGATCATTGCGCCCGCAAAGTCGGCCATCCAATTTTCATTGATGCCCATTCTTTGACGCCGCTGCGCATCTTTTGTGTAGACGTTTTCAAGATACTTGAAGTGATCTTCGTTTTTCGCAGCCGCGAACCAAGATAAATCCTTGCCGCCGTACCCCCCCACCATTGCCCGATCAACGCCGGAAAATCCTTGCTCTCGTTCAAATGCTGCTGCTGCAAAAGACATTCCGACATATCGCGGGATGTTGGCGTTATCCATCACGCCATCAGTAAAAGCTTGCGCAGCCCCGCCGTGAATGATTGGCGCAGAACCAGACCCGCGCGTTATCCCATATCGGGATACCGGATCGATTTCCGCAGGTTCCGAAGCTCCACTAAGGTAATCTTTGCCAGTTCCCATCCATGCGTCGGTGCGCGCTTTGATGTCATAATCAGGATCAGACCAAGATACGGAAATGCCGCGATGCACATTGCTGTGGTTATTTGCGTCAATCCTCGCGCTTGTTGTCGGCACAAACTCATTCACACCGATATAGTCGGAAAACACTGGCACAAAGTCAGCATCCGCCATTGCCTGCTCGACCATCATTGGATTGACTTTGGACCGACTTGGGTTTGTCGAGACGCCTCCGTAATAGGCTGAACCTCGCCATACGGGACTACCCTGCCCGTTATATCCAGATTGCAGAACAGGCATCGAAGCCCATTCCTTCGCAATGTTTGTTCCGAATTCAGCCGCACTGATCCGTCCAGCTTGGTAATCAGACAGCCCGCGCTTTTCGAGCAATGTCATTGCGATCTGGTCTTGCCCAGCACCATCAAACATCATGTTCGGATCTACTTTGCCGCTCCGCACAAGCCCGTTCAGCGTTTTGTAGACAATTTGCACCGCCCCCGCCGCTGTAAACTGCTGCGCTCTTGGAAGGCTAAAGTTTTGGCGCTGCTGATCCAGCACTTGCTGCACCGTCATTTGCGTGAGCGGCGTGTTTCCGCGATAGGCGGTTTTCAAATTCCAAGTGTCATAGGCGCGCGGATCGATGCGCCCATCTTGACCCATCCCGAACGAAGTCTCTGCGTTGTAAATAATGCTGAGAAGGTTATCCATTAGTAGCCGGCCCTTTCTCGCTGATAATCATATGCCGAAAGCGATCCATTCGGGTCCAGACCAAACTGCTTTATTAATTCATGGAAGTCTTCAATTGAAGCTGGCGGGTTCGCAGAAACACTCTCCCTCAACCTTGCCATGTTCTCATGGTAGGACGCGAAATTGGCTTCCATTTCATCCATTGCGGGGCGTAAATCCAAACGCCAGCCACCAGTGACTTCCGTCATTCTGTTGGTTGTTCCATCAAGCATAAACACCCTGTAAACAGGGTTGTCTCTCGTTCCAGAACTATCCGGCACTAATTTGTAATGCTCACCAGCACGAAGCGGGCTGCTGCGCGATCCTTCGCCTTCGCGGTAGCCCATTGCCTCCCACATTTCCTCATATGTTTCAGCATCCACGTTTGCCAGAAGTTCATCGCGGATCAGTTTATCAGCTGCAAATTCCCAAGGTTCAGCCTGTAGCAAATCTGCGCCCCAATCTGTTTCCCGATCCTCAAAACCAAGACTAAGAACCTCTGAATAAAGGGTTCGGAAACCTTCAGCTGCGCCAACGACTTCACCGCCAATTTGGCGTCCGAACCACTCCAGGCTTTCCATCGCAGATTTTGACTGTGGTGCGCCGTACCGCGTATCAGGATCGAATGCCGAACGGGCAACGCCAAGCATTACGTCAGTTTCAGCCCAGCGCCCCTCAAGTGATTGATTGATCATGCTGATTACGTCTTCTTCGCTTTCACCCAAGCGCAGAAAAGTCTCATAAAGCATTTGCGCTTCTTTGATTTCTTGAGGCGCAGGATCAACGCCATCAAACGCATTGCCTCCCTGACTTAGAACTTCCATAACGCGCGCTTCCATTGCTTTGCGTGCGTTTTCCGGCTGAACTCTTTCTCCGTTGAACAACCAGTTGTCGGCCGTATCCGCCCTTGTCAGTGCTTGGGCTAAAGCGAGATCAGTCCATTCCTGACCTGCCAACGAACTAATAAGGGTAGCCGCTTCCTCAAGGGGCGTATCGCCCGCGCTGCCGTTGTCCACCAAAGCAGACGCCAGCGTGAACAATCGCTTTGTGTTTTCGCCAAGATTAACCGTCATGTCACGCACGTCGCCCGCGCGATTGGGCGCCAAACGTAAAGCCATCCATGTATCATAAGCGCCATTCAGTGATGTCTCGTCGCTAATCGCGCCATGTTCAATTTGCTTGAATAATTCGTGCAACGATGTTGGGAAAATGCCCGCTGATTTTACAGTTTGTATTGAATGCGCCAAATCCTCTGGCGACATTGTTGTCCAGTCGGTGTAATTCATTGCCCGACGCATACCCGTTTCAGGGTCGACCAAACCAATCTGATCCGCCACAACCATATCTCCGATATTTCTCGAAGTTTGGTTGTCGTCTGCGCGTCCAGTCGCATATTTCTTCATGTGGTTAAACGTGCTTTCAGCACTCGTTCTGCCGTTTGCAGTGGCATAGAAAGCATTCAGCTTTGACGCCGCCTGCCGCAACATTTGCTCGGTCGGAACCTGATCGTTTGGCATGGTAAAGTATTCCATGACGTCTGGATTATTCGTGTTCAAATCCGCAATGAGAACCGCAAGCTGGCCTTGGTTCATGGCTGCTACGTTTTGGTCCATGATCAAACGCTGCGTTCCTGTTGAAACAACAAGATCACTGATCATTGCATTCTTCTGTCCGTCACTCAGAATATGGCGCGGATAAGCGTTAATGTGCGCCACCTGATCACCAAGCACGGCGCTTGCAGCTTCCATTTCACCGGACTGAATAAGCTGTATCAATTGCTGCGAAACATTGTCATTTTGACCCAGCGCAGTTTCGCTTTGCTGCTGATCCATCATCGCGCCTTGCGATCGCCCGATCTGCGCTCCCGCAGTGGTCTTCATGTCAGCCACGATGTCTTGGAACAAACCGCTGTACTGATCAGGAACCGATCCCTGCATTCCATCAAGACGCCCGTTTACCGCCGCTTGAAACTGCTCCAAATCATATGGAAATTCATTCTTCGCCGCTTCAACATGCGCCTTTACAGACACCGCAAGGCGATCCGCGTACCGCGCTTCTACGTTGTCGGTATAAACCCGCTGCGCAATCCGGCCCCACGTCTTTGTGGGATCATCAGGCATTTGAGGTGTGCCGTTCTGGTCTTGAGAAAAGACAGCACTTCGCGCCAAGCCGATTGCTTTGTCTTCTGCCTCTTGGCCCATCAGGCGACCATATTTAGCCGCCTCCTCCGCCATCAGGTCAGACATTGCCCATACGTTGTTCAGCGCGACATTCTGCCGGCTCTTGATAACACCTGTCGGGCCTTGCTGAACTTGTACGCTTTCACGCTTTCTTAGAACTGGCATTTTCCGTTATCCTTTGTACCCGACGCTTCTCAAGAATGACCCGCCTCTGCTGAGAAAATCATCGCTGGTGGACCCATCTTTGTTGACGGTTCCGGTTTTGTATTCCTGATACGCACTTTCAGCCCCAGAAAGCGTTTTGAATGCCGCCATGTAACCCTTGAGCCTTGCAGCTTTGGCAGCGTGAACCCCAGCAACCTTTATCATCTTGCCTTCCTGCATCATCTGCATACTTTCCCAGCGCCCAGCCGACCGCAGCTTGCCAATGTTTTCATTAGCGTCTGCTTGGTTGCCTTCCTCAATGGACGCAAAGCTTAGATTTGAAGCCCCAGATACCGCCATCGCTGCCATGTTGGCCTCGGCTTGTTCTGCGTAAGACTTCAAAACCTGCGTTTCACCTTCGTTCGATCTGGCGGCAACCATGAAAGCCCCAAGTTGCAGCTGCGCCGCCTCGAAGTTGGCGTCCGCCTTAATACCGCGTGCCTCGATGTTGCCGCCCATAATTTGCAGACCTGCGTTTGCAGCTGAAAAAGCATCACACATACATATTTAACGCCATCGCCTTGATGCCACCACGAGCAGGATCACTGCCGCTGATCACCAAAGTTGGACTGCGCCCCCATTTTGTTACGCGATATTCGCGCCATTCATTGATTAAGCTTGGTATTTCCATTGCTGGAGCATCGATAGCTGTCGGAATAGGTTTTCCCTCTACTTCACCATCCCAAATGTTGTCCCAATAAACATCGATTGACACAATCCGCTGCATCTTGCCTGCCCCAGGACCGTTCGGCATGTTGAAGACGGGCGGCAAAACCTCAATCAACCAAGGAATTTCGTCACCGATAACAACGGAAAGGCGAAGCTCTGACGTAACAAAGTTTCCGCTGATGTCTGGCGTCACAGAAGGCAAAATTTCACGCCCATCATGAAGTACACAATTCCTGCTTGCGTGGTGCGCGCTAACCCAATCCGTTTGCTCTGTCACACCCGCCAAACCGACAAGCTTTGTCGCATCGTCGGAGTAGATTTCTTGACCTGTCGTGTCGAACTGGACAACGCTGTAATCACCATCGCGTTCAATCACCGCAAATGCGCGGTTGAAAACACATGCCACGGAAACAAAGTTTGCGTTGACCATATCCCAGCGCATAAACCCCATGCTGTCGTCGCCACGGGCCGAGTGCATGACAAGCATTGATCCGTCTTCACTATTCACCAGCATAAAATAAGGCGTGGTTTCAATCGTGCCGCCTTCATAAATCGCCGTGTCTCGCGGCAATGCCATCCAATCTTGCGTGGCAACCGTCAAAGGTGGTGCGCGGTAGTTCGCGTCTTTGTTTTCCGCAATAAATTCCCGAACGTGATGCCCGTAAGCATCTACAAACATTGCCGCACCATCGAATACGCGCGGAGTTGCGTATGCCGCACCATGTTGCGTTGTTGCCACCGCCCGCGCTGTCTCTTGTGTGATCGCCACACTGTCCGATCCTGGAATGTAGAATTCCGCGCTGTCCGTGAAGATCGACAAGTCATAACCCGCGACAAGATGTCTGATCCGCGCTTGCTCACCAACCCCCAGCAAAGAAACACCGTCCGTTGGCGATCCGTCACCCATATTGAAATTCTCAATTGTGAAAAGGCCAGAACCCCACATTGCATCCGGCAGGCTTTCTGTTCCGCCAAGCCACAAGCGACGCTGCCACAATCCACATGCTTGAGGCCAACCGCGCACGTCAGACATTGCGGCCTCTTTGATCCCGCTGCGCATCCCTGTCAGCTTGAACATTTCAACAGAATTACCGCCGCCAATTTCTTCGTTTGTTGGAACTGTTCCACCTGCATTGATCTCAAACGTGTCTTCATCGATCACACGATTAACCGTGTATGCCCCCGCTGTTCCAACAACATTTGCTGATCCCGTGCTTGATGACGCAATGCCCGCTGCCTCATTCAAGATGTTTGTCGCCGCGTAACTTACGCCGCTCAAATCAACATCTGAAACGCCAGTAAAGTAGATTTCATCGCCCGCTATTAAATTATGGCTAAAGGCAAAAACCTTCACAATTCTTGATCCCTTTTGAAACAAGAATGGATCAGCATCCAAATTATATGACAGGTTTTTATAGACCTTCACCGTGACTTCTGTTGCGCTCACATACGTCAGCACTTCGACTTCCCCGCCTTCGATGCGCAGTCGATTTCCGACATGATCAGCATCGAAAAAATCAACGTCTGTTGTGAGTGTTCCCGTACCAGCCGCAAGATCAAAACTGCTTACCAGAATTCCTGCTGCTGCTGCGACATGAACTCCGTATCCGGTCGCAAAACCTGCACTCGTATAGATCGTTGTGGTCACTTCGATCTCGTCAGTAAAATCAACATAAGGCTCATAAACCTCAGTTTGGTCTGGCGCGACTTCGAACTCGAACAGATTTATCTCAAAGGAAGTTGCGTAAACGTCTGGAGGTGTGAATGTTTGAGCGATCTCAATCACAACAGGCTGAAAAGACGCATCACAAATAATGAACTGGTTGCGCGGCTTTGTCATGGTCATGAACCATTTTGTCTGGGCAGTCCAAGCGCATTCAGCCCCGCTGAAAGTTCCGGCGAGATTGAAGCCGCTGTCATATATGGCAACGGCCCCTGCCGTGAAAACCAGAATGAAGCTGCTTTTTTCCCCAGCTGCATATTCCCAGCTTTCAATCCGCGCTTCTTCCGTAAGGTCTTTCTTCCACTCACTTCCCCAGCGGCGCACACAACGTCCATCACTCAAGACCATCATGTTTCGCGCATCCTTCACCGAGGACTGATAGGCGTTTGTATCCATGCGCCCAAGAACCGCATTACCAATACGCCCGCGCCGAAAGTTTGTCTGGAATGTTCTAAGGCGACCCACTGATTATCTCCCACCCGTCCGACGCGCTCGAATAAACGCTTTCGTATCAAGCTTGCTTTGTGTTCTTCCCTGCGCATCAGTTGATTTTGCAAATCGCAGCATATTTGCTGATCTTTGATCGTACTGATTGGATAAGTCAAAATCCATTGTCAGCGGCAACGCCAGACGCGAAGCAAGGCGCATGATGAAAGCCTCGCGGAAGTATCCGGGCCACTCTGAAGGATTTACCATTCTTGAATAAACAGCCGTGACTTTTGCTGGCGATGTCTCTTGAACCATCACCGCAACAAGTCGGCCGTAAATGTCGAATTTAGTTTTGTTGCCATCTACGAACACATTGCGCACGTTCTTGGCCTTCGTCGGCAATTGGTAGAACCCTTCCCACGGATAGGGGGGTTCATCCAATACACGCACAAGTTCGGTATTTTCTTGCGCAAATCGCCAAGGATACATCGATAAAACGCCTTCGAGCGTATCCGCGTATGCGCGGTTTGCCGCGTCTGCCGTTGCACTGCTTTCCACAAATGAAACAATCGGCGGAATGCCGATCAGTGATAGCGCTGCATTTGTAACTTTGATGTCGCTATCTGAAACGCTTAGGGTCGCCATCGCGGCCTCCTTTGCAAAAGAGGCCGACCGCCCAACAAGCAATCGGCCTCAAATTTCCACCACACCCGCTGCCACAAGTGCAGCGGATAGATTAAGCCGTGGTCAACGTAGAAATAGCGTAGATGCCAGTGTCTTCGATCCCAACAGCACCCATAGACATGCAAGAAACTGCCGACCAAGCGGAATAGGTGTTTTCCCAATCCCAGTTGGTGTTGATTTCTTTGTTGACGCCGTGACCGATCGCAGACTTGTGCCATGCGAGGTTTGTCGCAACATTTGTGGTAATGTCGATATTTGGCTCAACAAGCCACATCACGCCCATCCACATTTTCGCAGTCATGCCGCCTTTGTATGGAAGGCTCTCTGTGCCAACAAAGTCCGCATTTGCAAACTCGGAAACCTTGAGCATCTGTACAAAGGTCTTCGGGTGAACAGCGCAGAAACGCTGACCATCATCAGGAACTTCCGCTGTCGAGAACGTCTCAACAATCGCAAGCATCTTGGCGAGGTCCATAGCTTCGCCAACCGCGCCCAGATCACTTGCGTTTGCGCCGGCTGTCAGTGCTGCAATGATAATCTGGTCGGCTTTCTTGCCAAGACCGCCAACGTGAGTGCGAACGTGGGCCATTTTCTCGTCGGTGTTGACCTTCAACAGATCAAGATCGTCGATCAGTGTCGGGATATACCAGTCAACCATTGTGGCCGATACGCGCGTGTGCAGCGGATCGATGAATGTGTGCTGGGCGTTGCGGCTCTTGGATTGCGCTGCCAGTGAGCCAAAGATTTGGAAATACACAACAGAGCCGCGAACTGCGCCTTTGCGTGTCGTACCCATCAGGCGTGAGCCTAGCTGCTGGAATGAAATGTGAACGTCGCTGTTGTATTCTTCAACGAACGCTGTGTCGATTGATGGTGCCATTGTGCGGCCTCCTAAAAAAAAGTGAACATCCTCTTACGGGTGTTCCTCTTGATTGACAGGAGGCGGGTAATCCAATCGGGGCCGCAGTCAGCCGTGAGGGGCCGTTTATTAAGGCAGTGACGAAAACGTCACATAACCCTTAAACGGATCATTAACTTCCTTAGCTTTTATGTCAAACCCTAAGTAATGAAGCCAAGCGAGGCGCTTTGGCTGATTTGTCGGAACCACATTGAATAATGACCATCCATCTTCCGTCCAACCATTCTTCATTTTTCGGCAGTGACGGGTCATTGTGCGCCATTGGCTGTCTGCAAGATCAGTGCCAAGAAACCAAATAATCCCCGTTTTATTCTCCAAAGGAACCATGCCACCAATCCCGACGATGTGATCATCGATCCAGCTTGTCCAGAACTCACCATTGCCCGCAAAAGCTTCAAACATATCTTCCTTGAACGACCAATTTGATATGCACTTGCCGTTGAGGCGCGCCAGCTCCGTTACCTCATCAACATCGCTTTGCCTGAGACATTCGCAAACCGTGCCAATGTCCCAGAGCGTTGACGGGAAAACCCCTGTCGTCATTGAGGATTGTTTTTCGCAAACTGCGCCCATTCGCCGCGCACCATTGCAGTGTAATCGGGATCGTCACCGAACCGCTTGTCAGCTTGCATTTCACGGATTTCGCCGCGTGTTTTCGGCGCGTTGCTTGGTGTTGGAACATCTCCAGGTGCAAAGTTGTTGTCACCCATTTTATCACGGAAACGCTCCATGAACTCGACGCCTTTTGCCGTGGTCATGATTGCTTCGACAATCTGGTGATCATCCTTTGTGGTGTTGGCGTTGAGCCATCGGTTCATTTCTCCAATGCGATCATCTGCGTTTTCGCCAAGTGCTTCTTTTTCTGCAATCGGATCAGGCATGTTTTCGTTGTAAAGATTGAGAAGATTTTCGTATCCCTCTTTGCCAACGGCATTTTCCTTGGCCCAATTCTTAATGCCAGCGTCCATTTCGTCTGTCATTTTGAAGTTGAGGTCTTCGGGACGCTCGTATCCCGCAACGTCTTCTGGAACGCCGCGTTCTTCCATATATTTCTTCATGGCGTCTTGTGTCGCTTCGTCTTTGATTTCTGCGCGCAGATCGTCTGTCTTCTTCAAGAACGACTTCGACATTTCGGAATAAGCTTTGGCCTGATCTTCTGGCGATTTGAACTTCTCCAAAAGCCAATCTGGGCGATCATTTTCACCGGCGGGCGGCGTCTGGTTCGAACCCTCATTTGAACCGTCGCCGCCATCGCCAGCTTTGAACATAGAGGGGGATTGTCCAGTTCCACCGCTATCTCCGTTGCCTGCATCATCTGGGACACCGCTCGCTGCACCTTCGTCTGCTGGCGCTCTTAGTATATGACCGTATTTCTTAATGAACATGGCAGTGATCCTTTAATTTGATTTGGGTTCCGAACGGCGACGCGCATCCATGATGCCATAAAGTCGCCGCATTCCTTCTTGCATCCGCAATTCACCGTCCGTTGCCGACGCTGGCATCACAGTCATGACCGTGATCGATTGCAAATAATTCATCAACTTGTCACCTTCGGGTCCGGTCAGAACACTCCGGCAAACGCTGTTGATTTTTTCTTCTAAGTCGGCAGGCCGCGCAAAGGCGTCAATCGTGCCTTCTGCTTTCTGAGCGGCCCGCGCGCGCTTTTCTATAAACTCGCTCATGCCTGCGGTGGTCCCATAAGCTGTTGCTGCTGCTGTTGCATTTGTTGCTCTTGCGCTGCTTGTGCTTGTTTCGCCATTTCTTCCCCTAACTTCTTTGCGTCTTTGT